AAAAACTCCATCCCTGTGACGTCACCAACGGTGAATGCAAGGCTTTCAATTGGCTGACCGTTTGACGGCGAATCTTGTACGGTAATGGTTGTCGACATGTTTTCTCCTTTAAGCTATCGAGTAGCGAACTACTGCGGCACTGATCAAAATATCGGTAGAAACGATGTCGATTCGACCAAGACCGTTGTTCCAGTTTCGTGGTTTGAATGGACCGACGAACGCCCTGTCCCCGTTGTCAATGTTGACAACGAGAGATTCTGTTCGACCTGAATCCTGAGCAGCGACCCCGGTGATGGTTACCGTTTCCGGTCCCGCCGCCGAGCTTTCAAGAATCAAGACGGTTTGCCCGTCGTTCAAAAAATCATCCCCTGTCAGCGTCGTAGCAGACAAGGTGAGTTCAGCCATGGAGCCATTAGCCCCTAGCAGTTGTGGTGCTATTGTTGCCATCTTTCTTTTCTCCTTCGTTGTTTGTTCTCCGCTGGTAAAAAGCGGGGTGTTTGGGAGTTACCCCAAAATGGTAGGCTAGGGGGAAATCCAACCACACTGTAAAGTCACCCCAGAGCCGGACATTTAAAATCATGAGACAACCTCATCAATAATCGTTTCGACGTTGATTGACCATTCATGATGCTGATCGTCTTCCTGGCCTAAATAAATCGGCGAACTCGTTGTGATTCTCCATTCCACATAATCCACCGTTGGTCGATGATTGACGGCGTCGAAAATAGAATTTGCCAATGTCTGCCCCCCCTGGAATGAATCCGCATACCTCACAAAGATTTGAACTGTCGGGTATGAAAGATGCCTATAATTTGAAACCGAACCTTCATGAAAGACCTCGTCCAGTCTTCCACCGGACATCAAGCAAAAAACCGAACTTGGGGGTACACCGCTATCGGAATCTTCCGACGTCGAATAAACCCTGATAGGACCAGCAAACAAATTTTCCCCTAGCGCCAACGCGGGCAGCGTCGTGCCAAGATATGTTGCTATATCCAAATCAGGTTGCGCCATTTCTCATCCTATCCCAGCAGGTTTATCCCGCGTTTCTTTATGCCCGACCTTGCTCTTTTCGCTGCATCTCTTCTCGCTTTTTCGGCGTCTCGCTTTTTCTTCAGTCCGGCTCGCCTCTTTTTGTTCGCATCAACCCTAGCCTCTCTTTTCATCTTTTTGTTGGATCCCTTCTTGCCTTCCTCTGGTGTCGTCGGAGGTGTCCAGGTTTTCTTTATGATGTTTTTGCGGAAATATCTCGCAAGCTTTTCTCTGAATGTCTTCAGTGCACGATTGAATGGATCCTCTAAAAATTTATATTTCTGTCCAACGCCTCGTCCAATGACCGGGCCATGTCTCTTTTTTGGATCCTCGTGAACATAAAGACCGTAGTTCGTTCCGTAGCCAATTTTCACGACGGGATTTTTTATGAATGGTGGTGGATATACTCCACCTGAAGCCCTTAGCCTACCCGTGTCGACGGGCACTTCTTCTTGGCTTTCAGAGAAAATGTCGCCGCCAACTTGAAACAGTGCAGCAGCAAAAGCCCCTGGGTATTTCTTTCTCTTGTCTTTTAGGAGTTGTTCGGTCCTCGTCAAACCCTTTGCCTTGACTGAAATCTTGGTCATATCATCCCCTAAAAGTAGGTCATGAAAACCGTGAAGCTTCCATGCGGCGTTGAGGCACTGTCTATTCTCATGGGACGTCTCGACTGGGCAACGTCGGTTGTGTCCGTTCCCGGTAACCAAACCCTGTCGGTCAACCCTAGCCTTTCCGTCGTCGCTATTTGTGTGTTGCTTATTCTTTCCCTTCCACTTGAATCGGTAATTGTGTTTGTGCTGTTTTCAACTCGTGCGGAAATGACACGCTGGGATCCAAAGCTTGGATCACCGTATGCGTCTTTTCCTGTCGCGCTAGCAACGGTAACCTTGCCGGTGAGCATTGACGAATAGGCCATGTCTATACCCCCGCAATTCTTCGATGCGGTAAGAGCATCATCATCGCCGCCGATGGGAGCGACGTTCCTGGGTACATCTTCGCTTGCGTCGCTGTATCGCCGACAGGGTTGGCATATGTGACGCTGTAGCTCATCAGGCTTTCTCTCGTTATGTTGAGATCTCGACCTTGCTGGCGAAACCGTGTCGTCACAGAAATCGTAGCTGCCCTCTTTATGTCAAGGGGAATCGTTGGCGTTGTCGCCGCTGGAAGCTCATAACCGCCGTCGTATGTTACGCGGATGGATTTCTGTTCTTGTCCCGCAGCGGGGTGCCCCGCTATTGTTCCCGGTGGGCAAGGGACGGTCCATGGCCAACCCGCTCGGTAATAAATCAAACCGGCATCAGCGTTGTCTATCGTTATGTTTGAAACGTCTATCGTGGCAGCAGGGTACCACGGATCGATCAACTCAATCGCTGTAACATTTAGAACGGGTGTTTTGGAAACTGTGATGCGGTATCCACCGAAACCAGCGACGTCCTCAACGATGCCAGCCTCGTAAGTTAGGCTTCGCCCAAGGAACGCTTCAATCTCGGCAGATACCGCATCGATTAAAGTCTCAAGATAATTGTCGGAGTCGGGATCAGAGATCCCAAGCTCCGCCTTCACGTCGGACAGAGTAGTAAGAGCGTTGGCAGCAAGTGACATCACACCTCCTCGGGGAAACGGCAAATGCCGCCAATCCCTCTACTCCTCGGTTGCCCGCCTGCGAGATGACCGACGTCGAAGCAATTTCTTTTTCGGTTTCTCTTCAGCTTTTTCGGCTGGCTCTTCAGCGGGCAACGGTTCCTCTATCTTCACAATCGGCGCTTTTTTCACCGGGGAAGATTTCACCTCTGCCGTCAAATACTCAGCAATGTTTCGCTTGACGTATTCGGCAGCTTCAGCGTCATCAAATCCGGCAATTTCTCCGCCATTGTAGTTTCCGCAATTCTTAAGAAAGCGAATCTTTTTGGTTGACATATCAACCCCCTTCCAAAGTTATTCGCTATCTTGGTGCGAGTACGTTTCCGCCGTCGACCGCAATGAGTGCAACGGTTGCAACTCGCGCCGCATTTGATTGCACCACATCGGTGGTCACGCGAACATGTCGCCGACACCGATGAAACGGAAGTGTGAACGAAAGCGCCCCACTGTCGGAGACAGCCGCATCAATCACCAACGGATCGGGTAACCCATCAGCGCCGTCGGCAGCAGTCATCAGATCGGCAGCGGGAACAGCGGCGAACGGTAGCGCGGGGGCACCCGCGCCATCGTCGGCAGCGTCCTCGACCACCAAGGTAACAGTGCAAGTTTCCGCGCCAGCGACGTCGGTTTGCACTTCCAAGGTGATCAATCCGGAGCCAAGTTGTTGTGGGCCATCTGGAGTTGTATCCAGACTTGCACCGTTGCTATTCCAGTCGCCAGCCTGGGAATCCAGAAGCAACCGAGTGGCACCCGAAAAAGCACCTACGTCGTGAACATTAGAAAAAGCAGTCATTGTTTTTTCTCCTTATCTTTCAGTTATGGCTAGACGCCGTAAGTTACTCCGGTGATTACGCTGATCTCTTGACCTCGCTGACGCGCCCCGAAATCGTGTCGACTGAGAGCACGAATTACCGTCTGGTCTGTCGAGATGCCAGAAATTACGTTTGCACCGTCGTTAAAAGCGCCGCCCTCGTAAATGCTAATCTCAAGGCCGGAACTCTCTGCGATCATTAACGAGCTGAAGTCTGCAAAGTAAACTTCAGTTTCATTTCCACCGCCACCGAGATTGGTTGGGATCTGCGTCGTCGTTTGATAACGAAAACCCATCAACGTACCGCGAAGCATCTCGTCACGGAAAACAAAGTTTCCATTGAGATCACGAATACGCATCAAGCCAGCCTTGGTTCGAGGTGGGAAGATCCAACCCGCGTTGCTCAACGGCACATTGAGATTTTCCAGGTTAGTCATCGCCGTGAAAAGATCATTGGTAATGTCGTTCAGCGTCACGCCGGTAGCGGCGAAGACGTTGGCAGGCAAAGCCCAATGGCGCATACCCTTTGGAGTATTGCTAGCACCGTTTCCACGAATGAAAGCAATATCCTCACGAAGAGCCATAGTCGCCACAAGATCATTTCTCACAATCTGGTCGACGTTGGAACTAGAGTCTTTGATCAAATCATTGCTGATCGGAACAAGACTAACGAGCTTTTTGGCCGACAAGGTAAGCTGGCCAAAGGCAGGTTGGCTTTGTGGAATGTTTTGCAGTTCTCCGACGTAGGCAGCCGTAGAAGATGCACTTTGAAATGGCATCGTCAAGCTTCCCCTGTTCATGGGAACAGACATTGCACCCATCGAGCGAACAACAGTTTTTGCGCGAAGAAGCTCGATGATTTCACTCATGAACTCTTCCGGCACAAGAGCACCGCCAGCGTCGAGAACGCTTTCATTCAAGCTCTTTGCCATGTAGTCGTCGCCCCAGTTTTTAGCGATGCTTGCTGCTCGCTCTGGGTCGCCTTTTCCAGCGGCGAGCAATCGAATGAATCGAGCCGCACTGGTTCCGGCTTTCGACGTCGAAAGCTTTTCAGCAAGTTTGCTGTCATCACTTCCGGCAAAAGGTTGTGTGTACTTTCTAACCGGCGTTGATTATTTTTGCTCAACCAAATTGGTCAAGGTCTTCTTCATCTCGGCCATTTCATCGCCAAGGGTATCGCGCACGAAACCTTGGACATCTTCCTTGGTAAGGATACTCATTGTTTGTCTCCTTGTTCTTGTCCTGTTAGACGACCAATAAGGCCGCGCAGTTCATCCATTTCAACCCGAGCCGACTCAACCACCATTGACTGAAACGACTTCAGGTCTGGGATCTGGTAAGTGTCGTCGCCAGTATCCCCTTCTGGAGACAACGAATCATCTTTCTCTTCTATGTTTTCCGAAACCTCTTTTTCAAAAGGTGGCGGTTCTTTTCCGAACTGTTTGTAATGCTTGGCGAGGTGCTCATAGACTCCTTTTCTGTCTTGCTCTGGAATATCAACCCCGCCACGAGCGCCCATCAATGCGCCCATTGCAGCGGAAACCCCTCGCCACACGACGTCATAACTTCCTGCTTTGTGATGTGGCAGCTTATATGAGCTTTTAACATCTGGATTTTCAGCGTCGTACCACGTTGACATAATCTTCAAATCTTCAGGTGTGGCATCTCTTTCTTCAACGGCAGAATCCCACTCGTCACCTTCAGGGGCTGCCGTGTAAGCCTTGAAGGGGATCACAGCTTTTTCCTCGACGGTTTCTGGTTCCTCTTTCGCATAGAAGTCTTCCAACAACTCCTTCGGAACATCGTCAATCTCTGTTTCGATCTCTTCTTTTTCAAGAATAGAAAACGAAACTTCTTCGTCTTTTCTCGTCACTGCGAAGTGCACGGGTGCCACTTGCTTGTATGTTGCTTCATAAAGTGAACGCGGAAGAACAAGAGCGCCAGCGCCATCGAGGATCTTTTCTGCCCACTCAACCATTGGGGTCGTGTCGATTCCGACGCTACGAGCTTGGGCCAGCCCCTCTGGATTGCTTGGCACGGGTACGGCTGACCACTCCAAAAGCTTTTGCTTTTTAAAGTTGGTCGGCATCAACCCATCTCTTGCCTCGTCGATCTCGTATTCAATAGGCATAAATCCAACCGATGCACCACGAAGAAATCCATTGAGATACATTCGCCCGATC